GTGACGAACTATTGTAACACATTATCGGTCGAGCCGCACAAGCTGGTCGGCGACAAATACAGCCCCAATCTCCGGCACTGGCTGAACCGCAACCGGCGTACCTATCGATCCTATCCGCTCGTCTATCAGTGGGAGGACGGTGGCCGGTATATCGGCTGGCTGGATGACGATGATGTCGGCTACTTCACAGGCACCAGGTTGATGGGCGCTCTGTCCGGTGGTGGCATGGGCAAGATATTCGCGCATGTCCCGTCATGGGCTGCGCAGCTGACCGAGGTTGAAGGTTTCTGGCAGCGATATGTCGACCAAGGTCGGTGCGCGATCGATCCCGAGCATAAGACCAGCTTCATTGGTGATGATACGCGCTGGCAGGTCGAAGGCGACACCCGCAATTGCCTGTGGTGCGGCAACTGCACTCAGGCGCTCCATCGCTGGACCGAGCAGGTCGAGCGCTCTGCATGGAAAGACGCCGCCCGCCTCAACAAGGGGCAAGCAGCATGAGCGCGAGCGTTCCGGCAAATCAGCGCACCGTGGGTGACCTGATCGAGGAATACGAGGTCAAAGCCGCCGGTGTCGAAGACGCCATCAAGGCGTTCGAGGCGGCACATGACGCGCTCCAAATGGCTGGCACCGTTCAGGGGTGCTATGTCGAGCCGATCGGCAGCAAGTCGTATCTGCACGCCAGCAGCATTCGCAAGAACCTGCTCTCGTCAGCCTGGAAGGCAATCTACAATAGGCTCGATATCGGCCGTGTCGCCAGTGCCAAGGACAAGCAGCTATTCGAGCGGACAATCGCCGATCCGCCGCCTCTGACCATGGACACGGCTAAGGCGACTTTTGGGGACTATCTGATCCGACCACGCTATCACATCCTCCGGGGTCTGGCCGAAGCGTTCGCGGATCTTGATCCTGCATACAAGTCGCACGCGAAGGTTCGGGTTGGTGTAAGGGGCCTTCCCAAGCGGATAATTTTGTCGGGCTGGGGTGACTATAGCTCTGGCTACGGCGTCGATCGCTTTGAGAATGTGGTCAACGCGCTGGCCACTTATCAGGGCCTGCCGCATATCACTTGGGGTGAAATTCGCGACGTGGCACGTACTGGCGACACGGCCATGCCCGATCGCGGGTTGACGGTCCGCCGCTTTCAGAACGGCAACTGTCATGTAATCTTTGACAGTTGGGCGCTGGTCGATATCAATCGTGCTCTTGGCGAGTTCTACGGCGAGGTACTGCCCGACGCTGAGGAAGAAGGCGTCAAGCCGTCTGCCAGCACCGCAGTAGCCAAAGATCTCCAGTTTTACTGGACGCCAGAAGAGGTGGTCGAGGAGGCGCTTGAGTACGCCAGTGTTTGGAATAGCAACAGCTACTCCGGCCAGCGTCCGCCACTCCGCGTGCTTGAGCCATCTTGCGGTGATGGGCGCATTCTGGATGGCATTCGCAGTCGTGGCTATCAGGCGCTCGGCATCGAATATCATCCCGGTCGGGCCTCACAGGCACGCGCGAAGGGGCACAGCGTCGTCACGGCCAATTTTCTTGAGCAGACACCGACGCCCGAGTTCGACCGAGTGGTCATGAACCCACCATTCTACGGCCGCCATTACGCGCACCATGTAAGGCATGCTTACAGGTTCCTGAAGCCAGGCGGCACGCTGGTATCGATCCTGCCCGCGACGGCGCACTACGATCACGGCGAACTCGAGGGGGAATGGCGGGATCTGCCGGTTGGCAGTTTCTCTGCAGCCGGAACCAACGTGCCGACTGGGCTCCTACGCATGAGGAAGGCAGCATGACCGACCTGACCGAGCGGCTGCGGAAGCGTATCGCGGAGGCGTCAAAGCTTCCTTGGCATCTGATGAATAAGGGCTTCGGGCGCGATAATTCTCCGACGATCTATGGGGCGGATGAAGACCTGCGCTTTATAGCGCGCTTCCGAGACGGCCCTTGCTTTCACACCGCTACCCCTGATCTAGCCAACGCCAAGCTGGCGGTGGATGCCGTCAACACCCTCCCCGACCTTCTCGCCACCCTCGAAACCCTCACGCAGGAAAACGCGCGGCTGAGGGAGGCGTTGGGTCGGGTAGTTTCTGTAGATCAGGAACGCCACTGGACCGCGACAAAGGAAAATCCCGAAACCCATTGGGAGATAATGGACGGTCAGTGCGCCCGTATCGCCCGCAAAGCCCTCGGAGGCGGCGATGAGTAACCGAGACGAAGGGCGCGAGCATTACGCGAACAGCGACGATAGCACTCGGTTATGGTTCGAGCGGCAATGGGCGATCTGGCCTGAGCGCGCGGACGAACGGTTCACGACCAACATGTCCTTTCACTACGGCGGGGTATGCGCCTTTCGCGAGGCTAATGGCTGCGACCCTGTGATGAGTAAGGACTTTGCCAGCCATGTTGCATGGCATGACCGGCACTCGGGAGGTGGCGATGCCAATTAGGCCTGAAAACCGGGCGCGTTATCCCAAGACGTGGAAGGCGATGGTCGCGTCGGCACGCGAGCGCAGCGGTGATCGTTGTGAATGCGATGGGCGTTGTGGCTTAGACCACGAGGGCGGGAGATGCGGCGCCGTCAATCATCAGCCGCATCCTGTAACGGGGTCCAAGGTCGTCCTGACCCTAGCTCACGAACATGGCGTGCCGCTGGAAGAAACCAGCATCGAACGCATGTTTCACGCCTGCCAGCAATGCCATAACCGCTACGACGCGCCAATGCGCCGGGCAGGCATCCAGCAACGCGCGAAAGCCGCGATGGCTATAGCCGATATGTTCGGAGATCGTCCATGACCAACACCGACGCGAAGATCATGCGGGAGGCGGGGAGCGAGCCTGATGCATACGGCCGCACTGGCGAAAAGGAACATTGCTGGGTCTGCGATGGAAAAGGCGTCGACTTTGGTACGACGTGCCTGACTTGCGGCGGCTTTGGCTGGTTTCGACAACAGGAGATACGCCCATGACCGACCCCACCGAAATCGCGCGCGTCGCGGCTGGGCTGACGAGGGCGCAGAGGGAGGCCATTGAGGGGGCGTCAGACATGATGTCGAACCATGGCGGCTATGCATTCATGACGGTCGACGTGACTGGCGATCCATGGCCAGAAGGTGTGGCGCAGTTCCTGACACTGAAGTCGGATCGTCTCACACCCCTCGGCCTCGCCGTCCGCGACCACATCCTGCGGGAGAAGAGCGGTGGGTAGCATCACGGTGAACGGGGTCCGCATGGATCATGTGCGTCGCTGTCACTGTGGTCGGAAGCCGACGATCAGGACTGGCTATGAGGGGTATGACGACGGCACCGGACCATTCATCATCCTGTGCGATCACGGCACCCCGTTAGCCGATCAGCCGAAAGACTGCCTGCACCTTACCCTCTCCAGAAGCTGGACCAAGACGCGCGCCACAACCAACTGGAACCGGCTGATTAGGGAGCATGGCCATGACTGACGTGAAGGTCGAGCAGTGCGACCGAGTGTTGGGGCTGCATTTCATCCCGCGCAACTCAGTCGCGGGCCAAGATAGCGAAGGCGTCCTAGCAGGAAAGTATGATGACGCCGAAGCTATTGTTCTAGTCGCCCGCCACCGCCAAGCAGCCGAGAAGGCGACGCGGGAGCGGGATGCGGGGATTGCGGAGGCACACCGGCAAGCGCGGTTGGAAGCTGCCAAGAACGCCCTTAGCCGGAAGGTGAAAGCCGAAGCACGGGATCATGAAAGCATGGCGATCGAAGCCCTCCATATCGCCACCGCCATCAGGAGCCAGAACGATGACCGATAACCCGCTGGTCGAGGCTGTGGCGGTCGCTATCAGCGGTCAAGACGCAGCCAGTTGGCAAGCATTGCCAGAGGATGATCGCCAGCGTCTATATGGCGGCGGCAAATGGCATGATAGCGGCTATACTCGCGACGATTATCGCCACGCCGCCTGAATATAATGCACTTATTGCCACCGCAGCATGCTATGCTCATCGCCGCACAGCTAAGCGCAATGCCCCTTCGTTTAATGGTAGGACAACGGACTTTGAATCCGTGAATGCTGGTTCGATCCCAGCAGGGGCATCCAAACAGTTGAGGGTGACACCGTAGCGCCACCCTCAACCGTCACTCCACCCGCAAATTCAAGCGCCGCTCCACCTCATCCTGCGCCGCCTGACGCAAAACATCGACGGCCACCTGCTTCGTCAACGGGTTCTTATTCGAGACGACCGCCTTCGCGATGGCTGGCAGGACGATGCGCTTCAGCGCGAAGTTCGCTATTGCGCCGATCGGGAGTTTCATGCGGTGGGTTCCTTTGTGCTGGACGGGTCAGAGGCAGTGCCAGCCGGTTCGGGCTGGCGGTTCGTAGGGATACGCAGGATGCCGATTAGGCCGCCCGTGATGGTGCCCAGACCGAAGGCCTCGCCAACCGAGACGCCGCGCCCGGCCGCGATCAATGCCGATATGAAGACGACGACCAGCGCCCCGAGCGTCGCGAGGTAGGCGACGAGCTGTTCACGGGGGGTCATGCCGCCAAGCCCACCCGGTTGGCGAGCCACCCGAACACGAAGTCCTCATTTGCACTGCGCTGCCGGGCCAGCTCCAGATAGCGCGCGCCTTGTGACGAGTTCAGCCCCTTCAGCAGCACGTCTTCCGCAGCCTGCCGACCGCGCACAGCGATCAGCCGACCGAGCGCACCGACAGTGGCGGGGCCGATGGCTCCATCTTCCACCACGTCAGCATAGTCGCGTCCCTGTCGGTTGAGCGCGTTGAGCCATTGCTGGAGCCAGCGCCGGGGCCATGTATCGCCCATGTTCACGCCGGTATCAAACAGCTCTTCCGCGACGCGGGGGCTGATCTCCGCAACCTTGGCGAACCCAGGCTTCACGAAATACTGCTCGCGATAAATGCGTACGGCTTCCGAGCGCGGCATAGCCTTCATCGAGCCGTTGTAGCCGTTGGCGCGTGCTACCGCTGCCGTGATGCCCCACATCGTCTCGCCGCCAGCATCGGACGGGTGATTGCTGTAGCCGCCTTCCTTGCCGATCGTCGCGTCAATGATCTGGTCTACGGTCATATCTTGCCCCTGCTCTGAAGGTGTGCCGATGCATCAGCGACCGCCTGCGCATTGCGCTGATCATGCCGCAGCTTGCGCCAGCCAAAGCCGACCCAGGCCATGAGCGCGCCATAAGTCAGGAGTGTCGTAGCCCACCCCTCGAAAGGGCTACCATGGCTCTGCCAGATGACGGGGATCGTCAGAAAGCTGCCTGCCCCCGCAAAGCCCAAGCCGCTCCGCTCAAGTGCATTGAGCAGGTGACGAAGCCGCGTGATCAGGATGACGACGACGACTGTCAGCAAGAGACGACCGAGCGAATTTACGAGGTCCCAGATCATGCGGCTTCCTCCGCGCCAAACACCTTCTCGAGGCGCTTTTTGATCCCGCGAATAATCACCGGGACGAAGGCGTTTGCACCCGTCGCTCCGATATATGTGAAGAAGCAAATAGCCCTGAGATTATCGATCTTGATGCCCGCCAGATCGCCCACGAGGTAGGGTACGCCAAAAGCGGCAAAGCTCGACCCGACGACCAGCGTCATAATAATTTCGGACCACCGCATGGTGCGCCAGGGCATGAACGACAGCGCCGTAACAGCGCCGGAAAGCGCCGCCATGGCAATGTACATCGCACGGTGGTCATTCTGGTCAATCACGAAGACGCCTCAGCATTCCCGCGACAAAGCCGTTGGGTGCTGCGGCCCATACGACGAAGGCGGCCCCACAGACCCAACAAGCGATCACCACAGCCATTTCCTCCAAGCGTCGATAGTGCGAGCAGTGCCAGCAGCTGTATGACGAGGGAGGCGTCCAGCATCGGCTTGTAATCCAGATATTCGAGGCCGTTAGCCCACGCGACCGACAGCATCGTCAGCTGCGCGAACCACAGGCCCCAGATGAGAGGCGACCACCACATAAGGCGGCAGCGGATGCCGACCGCGATCATGCAGAGCAGGTCAGCCAGCGCCCACATGTCCTCATGGCGGACCGGGATATCCCAGCCCCTCGCCTCGCCTGAGCCATAGACGAGGTAGGCCGGGGATAGCGGCGCGTAGATCCAGAAGCTGGCGAAAAGCAGCCAGTTGATGCCGACCGCCAAGCTCGCGAACCGCAGCTCTTCGCGCTCTTCACGCGCCAGGCAAGCGGCCATGGTGACCGCTGCACAGGATGCACCAAAGAGCGCGAGAGATAGCATTACGGCAGCTTCGGCTTCGGGCCGGGCTGGGTAGGATTCGTCGTCCCACCGCCACCACTGAGCGGCTGCACGATCGCGTCGTCATCGCCCGCGTCCAGCACGCCGTCACGGCATTCATCCCGGAATCGCTCACGCAGTCGCTCGCGCTTCGCTTCGTCCGTCTCGGTGGCGATTTGCTCCGCCAGATGCTGGCAGTGCTGCGGATGGTCCATTTTCATTCTCCTAGCTGGGTAGCGCCCAGCCGTCGCATCAGGAAGCCGAAATATTCAAGGTAACGGTTTGACCAATTCTGAACATTGAGGATAACTCGTTGTCAGAAATGATTGGCCCCAGCATAATGTAGCCGCTTCGGCTCATAGGCTCTTGTCCAACGTTCAGATAAACGACAATACCGTGAACTTGTTGAGGAACCCCCTCTGTAAATTCAGTTTCTATGACTGGATCAATCCGGCCGACAGTTGCGACTATATTCATTGCTTGCTCCTATCAAACGATTTTGACCCGCCAACGTACGCGTGCCCCGGCAGGGGCAGCCGTACCAAAGCGAATATTCGCGCTGGTTGGCGTTGGGTTGTCCATGCCAACGGACGTCGCCCAATTTGGCGCTAAGAGGTCAGTTACGACTTCGTAACCGTACTGAGCCGAAACAGCATAGGAGATCGACACTTCCGTAGCTCCAGATGCCACGGTGGCAACACCTTCTGCGAACCACGTCACACCATCCATGCTGTCGAGGTAGATATAGCGGTGCCTGCCGAAAAAGCCGAGCGTATCGAATACCGGCGTATTGTGTCGGCGGTTCCTATTTCCAGCATTTAGCGTGATGTTCTCAACCACTGAAGCCATATCAACAAATTCGCAGCCGTCTAAGGCTATGAATTGCTTTGTCGAATCGCGTCCCCACATGGAAATAGCGCCGCGCATGAAGGTGGTATTGCTAACCTTGAGAGAGCACCCCTCGTTCGCGCCCTCTCCGAGCTTGCGCTTCATGTCGATCGGATAGGTCACATCCTCAAAGAAGCATTCATCAATCGAAAAACCTGCTATCGTACCGTGAATGCCGCCGTCATTCGGACTTTCAAGCTGGATGCCACTGGTGTCGATTGGACCACCTGGCACGGGGTTGTCTGCCGATTTCCAGCCCAGAAAGTGCGTTCGCCCGAAAATGTGGAAATTCCAGAATGGCGCGGACCGATTGGCTTCGCGGTAAATATGGATGCAGGCTGGTATCGCACCGCTTACCGGCTGCTTTCCAATGTAAAACTGGCACGCGTTGATAAAAAAGTGATCTTCGTTCTCATCGGCTTCCCAATGCAGGATGATGTCCAGCGCAAAGTTGTTAACGTTCACGAAGACGTGATCGAACGATGTCCACTGAACCCAGTTCGTTCGGATCCCGTCAATAACGGCGCCGGGACCGGCGCTGAATGGACCGACGTCGAGTTCTGACAGTACAGCATTGTCGCAATGTTCGAGATACAGACAGGATTGAGAATAAAGCCCGTCCGGTTTAATGCCAATGCCATGCAGGCGCGGGAATAGCACTTTCCCATCTGCCGTCCTAATAGGTCGCCCATCGGCTTCATGCCCGACAATCGTTGCAGTGCCGAGAACGATTTTCGCGCCTTGCCGACCTGACAACATTGAGGCAGATTTTCCCTCGCCGATGATCGTGGCAAAGTGACTTGTCACGCGCAAATCCTGGGAAAACACAAAGGAACCACGTGGGACATTTAGCGTCCGGCCTTCGCGCTCGTTCAGCCATGCGAACGCGGCCAGCATTGCCGCCGTGCTATCCGAACCATCACCTTTCGCACCGAAATGCGTTACATCGGTGACGCGCTCATCTTTCTCAAACCAGGCACCGTTGCGGGACTGCCGACGCCAACGCGTGGCAACGAAAGGGCCGGGGCCGGTCAGCCGATTGTAACGACCGCCGCCGATACCCTTCGTATCGTAACCACCGGTCTCGATAGCGTCATAGGCTTGCCCGACGATCGTCCGAGATAGCCTGTCGAAAGTAGGCACGTAGAGCGACGTATCCTGAACGGCAGCTGCTTGGCTGGCGGGAATATTGTTCAGCGCGACCACATCGACATCGTTGACGTCTGCGCTGAAATCGCCCTGCACCAAGGTATAGGTGCTGGGATTTGTTGTGTCTGCGCGGATGAAACTTGCGTTCGTTGGGTCAGCAGCCTTGAATGCGGGAAGCGATGGGTACGTGCTGTTGGCGGGGCCGGTGGGGCCTTCAAAGCTATTCGGCACCGCCATCGTCGGGTTGCCACCGCTATCGAAGCCGAGCAGCTTATTCTGCCGCTGATCAGCCGGGGGGAGCGTCCCGCCGTCCTCGTTCACCGGAACGATTAGCGCGCGCTGTTTCAGCTGAAGCGTGTCCACCATCGTGATATTCGTACGGCTGATCTCGACCGCGCCCGTCATCACGCGGATGTTGTATTTGCCGTCACCGATGTAGAACGCAAAATAGCCCAGCTGATCGGTGAGGATCGGTTGCGAAAGCGGCGTCGTGCCTGCCTCATCCGCAAAGATCGTCGCCAGCGCGGGCGTGTCCGTATCTGCCGTGTAAACGGTGACCTGAGCGCCATAGATGGGCTTGCCGTCGACCTGGCTGGAGACGGTGTTGTCGTACTTCAGCATCAGGCGCCGCTTTCACGATAGATGTTGATGGGCACCGTGACCGACTGGCTAAGGCCGTTGCTATCGGTGACGGTGCAGGTGGCCGATCCGTCAATTTCACCAGCGATCGCCGGAGGGTTCCCGCCGAATGAGGTAGCGGCAGACGTAGGGCTGTTGACGAAGATGCCGCTGCTCGGCATCCACGAATAGGTATAGGGGGCCGTGCCGCCCTCCACCGCGACCTGCACCGTGTTGGTGTAGATCGGTCCGGTTCGGTTCATGCCGAAGCCGCTGGCGCTATCGGGGGACGCGGACAGACGAAGGCCGCGCCGGTAGAACTGCGACAGGCCATTGACTGTGCGGATCATCATGCGGTCGACCGACATCAGCGCGCCATCCGACTTGCGGGCGCGCACTTCCGTTGCGGTGCGCAGTGTCGCGGTATCGCGCAGCCGCAGCGTCACGAGAGGATAATCCAGATATCGCCTGGCTGGCTGGTCGGGTCAGCAGCCCCCGCCGCAGTCACGAAGATGCGCCCCGAAGTGAAAGCGGCAGTCGTGTGGTAGACATGCGGACCAGCCCCCTGGCGTACCAAATTGCCAGTCATTTGGTCAGCGCCTTCGGTGCCAACGGCCTTTAGCGCAGTACGCGCGTCAGCGATCGTGTTAGATGCGAAGAACGTGCCAAGCGTGCGACTGAACGCAGCGCGAAGCTGCGCCATGATCTCGCGGCCCATGTTGTTGAGGTTGCCCGGCGGGCAGTTCTCACCAATGAACACGGACCCTACGGTCGTGTTCTGGCTCGCATCTGTGTTCCAATCGCTGAAGGCCAACGCGTATCTCCGTTTCGTCTGGGGAAACGGCTGCGCGAGCGCTGGGCCTGTGTCGGTTTACTTACAGGATGTTGGGGCGGGGCGCAAGGATTAGTGGGTTTCCCGTAGGGCTGGAATGGGGTAGGATGAGGGTATGACAATGATGCGCGACGCAATGCTGATAGCTCTGCTCGGCTTCTCTATAGGTGGCTGCGCTGATCGGTCAGCCACTGACGAACAAAATGCTTTTGAAACATATGTCGCGAAGCATCAGATTGGACAATCTGTCGACCAATGGATTGAAACAAAAAGCGTTGTGACGGGGCAGTGGGATAGGACTGCTTTGGTGTTCGGCTACATCAACGATGATCTATCCGAATGCCAAAAAGCCTTATCTGGCTTTAAGCAAGCGAACCCAGCACGCGAGTATAGGTGCGCCCCAGCGCAAATTTTGCCGAAATGACATGGATAAACGCAATCCAGATCATGGGCAGCGTCATGATTGGCAATTTTCTGCTGTTTTCGCTGGATCGGTATAGTGCATGGAAAAAGTCACGGCATATCGTGACGGCAAGTCGGGATTGGCGTGGACGCTATGTACCAGACCTAAAAATTAAGCGGCTTGAACGCTGCGTAGTTCTGTCTGTTGTGTCTATCTGCATTTTCTGCGCCATCTACGGATATATAGCGATTGACGCGATGATCACTGCCCAGCACCAGCACGGTTGACGCTGTTCGTCGCAAACCCGTTGAACATCATCCCCAGCCGCTTCGGCCGCGACGCTTCGACCAGCGCCTGCCAATCGACATAACGTCCCATTACATCATCAAGAGACGACAACGCGGCGCGTGGGTTGGTGTCGAACAGCAACGGCGCCAGCGCTTCCGCCTTAGCCTCAGCCTGCTTCCCCATCCCGAGCGCCAGACGATCGCGCGCCCACGTACCAGCAACTCGGGCGGCAGTACCCGGTAGCGATGCCCCGCCAGTCGCTAGTGCGGCACCTGCGTGCAGCGAGCCTTCCAGCAGCGGATTGGTCGAGAAATTGGCATCCGCAATCTGATTACGGGCGGTGCGCGAGTTGCCGAGAATTGCGTTCGTCGTCTGCTGCAAGCCGCCCTCAATGTCGCGGGTACGCAGGAGGCGCGGCACGTTCGCATTGCTGTCGTACAGCGTATCAAGCCGCGCTCGCATGGCAGGCGTGCCCAGCGTAGCCTCAAACGGGTTGGCATTGTCACGCATACCAGCAGCGCGTTTCAGAAGCGAGTCTTGAAAGCCAAGCCGCATTTGGCCAAGGTGCTCTGGCGTCTGCCGCCCGACCTGCACCGCAAGCTGATCGGTGGGGAGCGTATAAGCATCCTGCCCACGGATGAGTGCGTCACGCGACGCGACCGGCCCCTGATACACGCCTCGCGCCTGAGCATAGGTGGGGTTCAGGCGGTCCAACTCCGACAGCAGATTGTTCTTGACGCCGTTCTGCGCCCGGCCCGCCTCATCAAGGACCAGCCGGTTGGTGATCGGGTTGCGGTATTGCTCCAGCACGTCGTCCATGCCGCGCTTCACATAGTCGAGCGTCTGCGTGGTGTACCCAGGCTGACGCATGGCTTCCCCGGCGCGCGGGGCGGCATTGAACAACGCCTCTGCCTGCCGCAGGCCTTCACGGGCGTTTGCGACACGGGTGCGAACGCTGTCCAAGCTCCCCGCCGGGCTATCGCGTGCCTCGCGATACGCCGCCTGCGCCGCGTCAAGGTCAGCGCGGGCGCGGGCAACGGCGTCGATCTGCTGCGTCGGAACGGGGTTCAGCCGCACGGTGCCGTCCGCCTCCTGAACGAACCCCATTTCCACCGGGTTGCGGCGCTCATTGGCAGCGATCGTGCGGGCGCGACCGGTTGCACTACGCCCGAACGGCGTGTTCAGCAGGCTCTCCAGCTCCGGCGTCGACGTGACCGGCTGGCGGTATGCCTGCTCGTACAGCGGAGCCGCTGCCGCCTGTGCCTGGCGGGTCAGGTCGTCGCTCATCTGCGGGATGTTGGCGGACGGCCCTAAGTCGCGCTCCACCGAGCTGACGAAACGGTCATACTGCCCCCGGTTACGCGGGATCAGCGCGTCTTCCGCGATCTGGGAAGCAGCAGGCGAGCGACGAACCGCAGCACCGCCAAGTTCGCGCAAGGCGGGGTTGGTGTCGACCAGCGACATAGGAATGCCGAGGTCAACAGCTTCCGTCAGTGGCGTGCGGATGTTGTCCGCGCCAATACGGTTGATTGTGTTGGCTGCGATCGTATCAGCGGCATTCAGTGGCGCAGCGGAGGGCAAGGGCGCGCGACCGAAATAGCTGCGGACGGCATTGGTCGCGGCCTGTCCAGGCTGAGTGCGAATTGCGGCGCCGATGCCCTTTGCGGCGAGATCGCCAAGTTTCTGCCCCGCTAGGCCAGTGGCAGCACCTAAACCAACCCCCAGAAAGCGGTTATCATTGTTTTCGAGCGCCCCCGATGCAGCTCCGTATGCAGCGCTGCCAAGGTATGGGGAGAAGCGAGCGCCAAGACCCAAGGCGCGCACGCCAGACCCGGCACCTAGGAAGCCTAAACCGCCCCCGACTAGGTTGCCTGCGAGTGACGACTTCCAGTTCGCCTCCGAAAGCGCACCCTTGGCTGCGTTGGCCTCCGCAATCGCTTGGCCAACTGGCATGCCCGTGAAAGCAGCCCGCCCGAGGCCAAATAGCTCATCCGCCGCCCCACCGGTTAGGCCATTCGTAAGGCCCACTGAGGCAGCGGCAACTGGCGAGCTGGAAACTTTCTCCCATGCACTGTTTTCAACCGTCCTCGTCGCGTCGCCATAGCTGCCCATGTAGTTTGGGTTCTGCTGGAAATGCTGACGGGCCGCATCAAACGACTTTTGCTCGACAGGCGCGTAGCCGAGGTTGGCCAACGTCGTGTTCAGCGTGTCAAGACTGCCACCTTGACGCACCACGCGGTCAATGATGCTTGACGCAACCGGATCGCGTTCTTGGCGGCTTGCGCCAGTCGCAGCTTCAAAACGTCCGGTGGCGATAGCGCCAGGAACGGGCTTGCGATTTCGCTTTGAAGGGTCAATATCCCCCTCTATATCAATGCCGCCAGCACCCTTGTACGCGCGTTTGTAGAGGTCAATGACCCTCTGGACATTGCGCTGATACTGATCGTCGGACTGCCCCGTTTCCAAGTTCGAAAGACTGCTCGCCAGAGCCTGGAAGTCGCTGTTCGAAAGCGGCGTCAGAGGGTTCTTCCCGCCGTTCTCTCGCGCCATTTCCATGATGCGGGTCAATGCACCCGCATTCTTCAGCGTTTCAGTATCTTGCGCTAAATCATAAGCCGGTGTGCCGCCGATGCGCCCTGCAATTCCAGCACCAAACCCTGTGGTAAACCAACCATCGCGCGACCGCTGCTGAAGGCTGCGCGCTAGCTTGATCTTATCAATAGCCTCCGCACGAACAGCCGCCAATTCGTCTGGCGCCTTCTTCCCGCCGTTTTCACGTTCGGCTTTAGCGGCATCCGCAACTGCCTTGCGCGCATCGGCTTCTGCCTTAAGTTTCGTTGCCTCCCAAGTCGCTGCGTCCTGCTGATACTGCTGATTGGCACGACGTGCCTGAATGATAGCCGCATCAGCCGCCCGCGCGTCGGCATTGGCAGCGCGATCGTCTGCATTCGAGGCCCGCTCATCCCGACGCACCGCCAGCGGGTCGCGGTTGGTCGTGAACGTGTTGAACGGATTGCTGGCGGCAGCATCATCAAACTGGTCGAAAGGGTTCTTTTGCATCAGCGTGCTCCAACCGTTCCGCGACGGCCAAAATAGGGGACGCGGCCATAGCCGGGCAGCGTCACATGGATATGATCGCCCTCGTTCAGCATCCGCGCGCCGGGGCCATAATAGGCGCGCAAGGCGGCCATGTTCGTGCCCGCATAATCAACGCCATCGCCAGACAGGTGGCTGCTGTTCGGCACGCCGCCAACCAGACGGTTGCCCTCGACGGTGCGGCGCCCGCTGGTCATCGTGCCAGGCGCTTTGAACGGGTCAGGGAAAGGTCTGCGACCCGATCGGGGCCGCACCTCCCTGCAAGATGCGCTGCGATGCGCCCGCGCCGTACTTCTGGTCGAACTGCGCCGCCAAGCCAGGGTTCTTGCGCAGATAATCGATCGCGCCAGCCGGAGGCGTGGATGCAGCCGGTTTCTGATTGAACGATCCACGCGGCAAGAACGTCTTGGTCGGGTTGCCCTGCGCATCAAAGCCGTCGATAGCCGTCACCGGACCAGCCGCAACGTTGCCGAGATACTGCTTGGCGGCTTCCGGACCCAACTGCTGTTCGATGAAGCGGTAATCGTTCACCGTGTCGTTGTTGACCGGCTTCGGATGCGCCCGCTCCCACTCCTGCTGAGCGGTCCACTGCGCCATCTCGTCAGCCTGCTTCATGCGATAGTCCTGCAATTGCTGCTGGCGCTGGCGAAATTGGTTCTGCGTGGCCGCAAAAGGCGTGCCTCCGCCATAGGCAGACGATACCGCGTCACCGATCGATCCGAGAAGTTGCACGCCCATCCCGCCGCGCGAGAAGAAGCCTTTGTCCTCGGGCAACTGCGGCATCGCGGGCTGAGACATGCCGCCGATCGGGCCACCATAGTTCGGTTTCTGACCAAAGCCCCGGAAGAACAACCCCATCGGTGCACCCATGTTTGGCATGTCAGCCCCCAAACCGTGCGGACGAAGCGACATTGCCCGCGATCTGGCCGAGAATGGCCCCGAGCGACGGGCTCTGCTTCTGCGTTGTGGTAGTGGAATTGCCCCACAGCGAGCCGATCGACCCCGCGTAGTTGTTGGCCACGCCCTGCGGCAAGTTGGTCATGCCGGTCAGATAGGTGAGCAGCGCGGCCAAGTTCTGGTTGTCCGCCCCGTTCAGCGCCGTGGCATTGCCAACAGCCTGGTCCATGCGCGTCCGCTCGTTGTTGTAGTCGGTATAACGCAAATTCGTCTCATTCTTGGCCAGCTCGCGCGCCAGGATCTGGGACGCGGCGCTACCACCAGCGAGGCCACGCGACCCGAGCGCGCTGTTAACGCCATTCGTGACGCTTTCGTTAGTGTTGGCGATTTGCTGACTCAGCAACGGGTTGCCGGTCAGGTACTTGCCTCCCAGCACGTCGGAGGTGTAGCCCGACGCCGCTCCGAGCAGCGGGTTGTTGATGGTGCGCTCGACAACGCCGGGCAGGTTCTGCTGCAAGATGCCGACCGACTGGTCTGCCAACCCTTGCGACTGGTTATAGGCGTTCTGCGTCGCGGTTGTAGCGCTGTTCAAATAGGGAAGGGCCGCTTTCGATGGACCCGATGTGGTCGTGGTCTTGCCGCCCATTATGCAGGCACCTTCATGATGTCGCCTGCTACGGCGATTTGCGGGAAGACGCGCTGCCAGCCCTTACGGCCGGTAAATTGCACGCCGCTCATGCCAGCGTTTCGGGCAGCCTGTTGGAGCGCGTTCAAGCCCCAGGCTGCCCATACGCGATACTGCGAACCTGCCGCCGCGACGATTTCCAAGGCCTCCCCGTCAGGAGTGAGCGCAGACCTTACCACCGCGCACGCCAGTAGATCGGGATCACCTCCTTTGCGGATCGCCACGACGCGCATGTCATCGCTGGACAGGCCATCGACAATTTCGCGCCAGGACAGATTGCCGGTCTTCAAGGCAGGGGTGAGCATTTCGCGCAGGCGCGGCCATGCAGCCGTTCTCAGCGGTTTTTCGATATACCCGATCTGCAATGAAGTCGTGCCCATGCCATCCTTTCCAAGTGGAGATGGCTGCGCAAGGCGCTGGGCACAGGCGAACTATAGCGGATAGTGCCGTACAAGTCTACAGTTTAGGCTTGACGCCACCAAATTGACCCATCCGGCTTGCGATAGGTCGACCCCACCTTAACCCCGCCATCCGAAGCCGCCGCATCATCCGCGAAAGGCCCTGGGAATGGCGTATCCTGCGGCACCAACTTCTCTTGCCCGACGATCAACTGGTTGATGGCGTTCGCAGCGAGGCGGACCCACTCAACAATGTTGGCGGCGGTAACTGGAACGCGGAGGATCATCGTCCACCTCCTACCGCATAGATCGGCTCGACGCCTTGGACGCTCTGCCACACGGCTCCGGCGTCCATCGCCATGGTCAGCGCGATATACCTGCCCGAAGCGCGGACAGGCACGTCACCTGACGGCATCAGTGTCGAGCGTGAGGTAAGGCCAGTTATGTCGCCAAGCCGCTGGCGACAATCCATAGTGATGGTGATGCCATCCGTGGCATCAGTAATGGGGCGGATCGCTCGCAGCCGAGTGCCGCGCCCATCGGCATATTCGACATAGGCAGTGGTCAGCGAGGCAGCCATATTCGTACCGGACAGCGCGCCGATAGCGCCTTGGGCATTCGCCAGCAGCAACAGCGGATCTCCGCCTGAAAAGCGCGTGCTGTCGAGGCTAAACGGCACCGTCTCTAAACCGCCAGGATACAGCGTGTTCAGCTGCTCGAGCGTGATGGACGAGGTGAAGCCGCTGAACAGGCCGATCGCATCAAGGACGATGATCGTCCAGCGGTCCAGCTGCCAGTTATAGACCCACAGCTTCCCCGGAGAACCAGGCACCAGCCATGCCACCGTCGTCCGGCGCGGATCGATCGCCGCGTACATCGTATCGAGCTGCGCGCGGCTATAACTCTTGAAGAATGTGTCATCCACGCGCTCGGCACCGATCGGCGTCACGTCGTTGCCGTCGCAGTACATGAAACCGCGATCGGACAGGAAATATACCCGACGCCCGCTCTGCGCGATTGAGCCTTTCGAGATAGCCCCAACCTCCGGCGCGATCACGTCGAACTGCCAGACGAAATCCCCGCCCGTATAGGTCATACGTCGGACGGCTGATCGCTGAACGATGATGCCATATTCACCGCCGCAGATTCCCTGCACGCCACCACCATCAAGCATGGGTTGAAACCCCGCCTGATCCTGCCCCGGCGTGTTCTTGGTGTAATCGTTGAACCCCGACCACTGAACCAGCGCGTCATTGCCGTTTGCGCCGCCATAGACGACGAAATCTCGCACGGTGGCTACATCGGTAGCGGTAGGCGCGCCCGACACCGCAGAAGCCGTTCCAGCAAGCAAGTCGACGGCATATGTAGCGCCACCGTTGACCGCTATCGCCATGTCCCCGAACTGCGTGAACCGCCAGCGATTGGTGAGCGCCAAGCCGTTTACGATGCTGGTCCAGCCAGCCGCATAGCGATACAGGTTGCTTGTCGTGCCCGCGATGAGCGTGCCCGTCTCTGCGCTGTCCACAAACGCCGCGCCGCCATTGAACTTTGCGGGCAGGTTATCGGTGACGGCCTCGAATTGCCCGACTGGAGCATATCCGTTCGCGGTCGGGTAGGCGTTCACGATGCCCGACAGGCCGTCCGTCAAAAACTGCGCGTTGTCAGGCGAATAAGCCCCGAAGATGATGCGTTGCTTCACCGGAGAAGACCAATGCGCTCGCTAGTTGCGGGCTTCATGGACAGCGGGCCTGCGCCATAACGCTGGCGCGTGCCGGACTGCATGACCTCGCCAAGTGCCTCGTCTAGGGCCGCCTTAATCAGCGGGACGCGCTCATCATTCCAGCCGTAAGCCTCTGCCTGGAGAATCGTTCCGTAAAGGTAAACGTCAGGATGCTTGGCGAGCAGCCAATTGCTGTCCAGAGATGGCCCTAGCGACGGGAGGTTGACCCGGTACACCATGTTCACCGCATAGGCCTTGTCCGGCGCAGGCCAGAACTGCATGGCTCCCGCCGCGATCATGAATTTCGTCGGCTGGGCTATCATGGGCATGCCGTCAGGGTTGAGCGGCAATGCCGTAAAATTGGCAGGCGACACCTGATCCATCGGCGCATAGCCGGGAATGCCGAGTGACCTCATGCTGTCGAAGTCAACGGGCAGCGGCACGGACGCGGCAGGGGTCACCGTTACCGCGACTTCCTGATCCGGCATGACCAGCACACGACGGAATCGCGCCTCTGCCAAGCGGATGAAGTCCGGCACATCGTCCTGCAAATCGGTGCGGTTCAGCCAGCGCTGTACGCTCGTCACCAGCCCAACATAGTTGGTCAGGTTCGATAGCTGCTGGGCCTCGATGAAGATGGTCATGCAGCACTCACATCCGAGCGTGCAACAGCAATTACTGAGACAGTCGCGCCCGCCGCGTTCCCAGCGAAGACGTTGTAATTGGTGAGCGCCGTCACAATCGCGTTCACACCGGCAACGACTTGCGTCACCAGCGTCAGCGCGCCAGAAAGCGGGGTGATGGCAGGCATAAGCTGCGCCCGCTGCCCCTGAATCGTCACGCCGGTATAAAGGCCGTTACTATCACGCTGCCATGCCAGCCCGCGCAGGACCAGAGGCTGTGTTGACGCAGTAGCATCCGTCTCGGTCAAGTTCAGGCCCGGCTTGTTCACGAACGTGCGGCTGAACGTCACCGTGGCTTGGCCAGTGCCATCGAGCGTGGCGTAGGTAGTGCTCGTCAGGCGCGGGTGCTGATGCCCCGCCCCCTGTGCCATAGCTTGGCTGCCGCCCGCGCCACCAGTCTTCTCCGGCGCGGGCGTTCCTGTATCGATCAGTGCACTGGCGATCGACGCCATTGACGGCGACGGCTCCGAAAAGCCCATCATACCAGTTCCAGCGTCAGCAGCATCTTGGAGTCGTCGCGCGTGACCTTGTAACCGGCGGGCGTCAGGCCACCTTGGCCGCGCATTGACGCTTGGGCGTTGGCAACAAGCATGGCTTCAGCGTCTTCCCACCCGCACCAAGGCTGTCCGTCGCGCGTCGGCTCGACAAACTGCGCCCACTTCGCTTTGCCGCCGATACCAGGGCCGGACAGCGTCGTTCCTGCTTTCTCGTCGATAGGCAAGTCAGCGAATGTCGGGAGCGGTTCGGGGGCCGGGGCTTCAGCTTCTACGATCAACTGTTCGTCCATTACCATTCCCTCGCGCTGATGGCTGCGGTGGCAGACGCGGCAATGATATTCACGGCGCTCGACGTTCCCTGAAGATCAAGCGACCCACCATTTGCCGCAATCTTGAAATTGCCCCCGCCGGCGGTTGCCACAGCTGTCGCGCCGAAATTGACCCACACGTCGACTGTGCTGTCGTTGCGGATCAGGATACGCGACCGGATGGTGTTCGACGCCATGAGAGTCTGTGACGTCGTAGACGCGGTGATGCTGCGGTCCGTACCGGCAAGGGGCGGCGCCTTCGCGTAAGCGCTGGTTACATCACCCCGCTGGCGATCCCATCCAGATCCGTTGAACACCTTGTTGTAGGTGTTTGTATCAATCAGATTCGGCGAGGCTTGCTGACCGACGCCATCTTGATTGTTGCCGTTCCACTGAGCGGTATTGACGCCGTTGCGGAGTGCTACGGTGAGATTGCCATAGAGGTCTGTCAGTAGATCAGTTCGCTGGCCTTGGGTCAGCGTACGCGAGCCTGCCGTAGCGGCCACAGCGCCCATCTTGACGGGGTTAGACCCGTCATCCGCAGTGCCGGGGCTACTCGTGCCTTGCACCTGATTGGCGGCGGTGCCGGTGCCGCCGCTGATGGGGTTGCCATTTTGGTCGACAGGAATCACCGCACGGGCATATCCAGTACTGCCCGTGGGTAAAGTGATGGGGAAGGCCGCCTCGTAAGCGCCTGACGGTTCGCGTCCGATAGCCATGAAGCGGCCTCCTAATCAGATTAAAGCGAGGGCTCGTTCGCTGCCTTGATGGCCGCCACGAGATCCTTCTTGCCCATGCCGGTCGGGTCGACCTTCAGCGTGAGCGCGAGGGCGCGCAATGCTTCGATCGGCTGGTTCTCCAACGGGACATCAGCCGGGACCTTCTCGGTCGCAGCCTGGATTGCATGCGCGTCCTTCGGCTTGACCTCAGTCCAGTTGTCGTTCGGCTCCGCATCCGTCACGAATACGTCGCCCGCCTTGTGGTAAGCGCCGGCCGTGTGAACGTCTTCCGGCGCCGTGTAGGCTTTGGGGTTACGCTTGGTCACGTCATCCGCTCCTTACAGGATCTGGTTGGTCTGATTGGCAGCGGTGATGCCCGCCGTAATGCGGCCCAGCGTGGGCGCCGTGCCGGTCACCGTGTAGAACAGGCGATGATAGCGACGATCAGCGCCCACCGGGATTTCATCCGGCAGGATGTGCGCTGCGCCCGACTGAAGCTGAGCCAGCGTGTACGGGCCGCCCGTGATGACGGTGGTAGCGTTCTGCGTGAACGCTGCATCGTCCGCCACCTGATAGCCAACCGTCAGGCTGGTCAGGTTGTTGAACGACTCCACGACGCGCACGGCCAGCGGCAGTTCATTGCCCTTGCCCATGTCGCGACGCAACGGCGCCGCATGGCCATAGGACGTGCCGGTTGCGCCGGTATCCCAGACATTGGTGGAGGCCGTCGACGCCGTGATGGGCTGGCGGTCGGAGAACAGTTCGGTACGATCAAAAATCATTGCTCTATCCTCCCTTACGACGCCGCAACGACGCGGGCTTCCGCGTTGATGAGGCTGTCGGTTTCACGGATGGGCATCGTGCGGTAAGTCAGCACTTCCTTGCCCGCGAGTTCGTCAGGCACCAGGCGGACCTTGTTGTCGGTCGCGCCGCTGTTGGTCTGGAGCGAGTCCAGATATTCCAGAACCGTGCGGTTGGCGTACATGACGGTCTTGCCAGGGCTAACCATACCGCCGTTGCCGATCTTGCCGTTGCGGCGCGTCTGGAGCTTGTAATAGGCCGACCGAAGGTACTTCATGAGGTCGAGCGAGCCCGCCTGCATCGCGCTGACCGAGATGTTGGCAATGCGCGCATTGAAGCGCCAGTCACCGACGCGGCAGCCGATATGCTGACGGAACAACTCCTCCTTGGCGTAGTAGGGATTACCCAGGTCGTCGAGCACGCGCTGACGGCCCATGTCCTCGCGCGACACGCCAGCGGTGGTGCCTTCCGGATAGATCAGCGAGGTCTGCGTCTCACCCCAGGTGACGAACCAGATGCTGGTATTGTCGTTGCCGGTGCCGCCAGCGTCGACGATCTGATTGCCAGCGCCAAACGAGCCGATCGCGTTGTAACGGGCGGCGATGCCCTTGAAGCGCTCGGGGGTAGTGGCGGTGTCGGCGTAGAAGAAGTTGGTCGTCGCCTCTTGGCTCATCGCCTCAAGGAACGGCTGCGCTTCCGACATGCGGACGGCGCCGGGGTTCTTGCTGAGCTGGAGCAGCCGCTCATCGACGGTCGACAGGCCCTCGAAATAGCCGGTCGTGTCTTCCACCTGCGTGGTGGTCGACTTGCCCTGCGGAATGCCCTGATACAGACGGCCCCAGGTGACCTGCGGCAGGCCGGTGCGGATGGTCGACAGGTGCTTGGTGCCCTGGTTCGCCTCGATCATCACCGCATCTTCCATGAGCGGGTTGACGATGTTCAGCGCTTCGATGACGGGCACGATGTTGCGGTTGTTGTCCGAGCGGCGGTAAACGTCCGCAAGCCCCAGAAAGCTATTACCGATGGTAGCCATGTGGCCTCCCTTTGAGCGTGGAGGCCATGCAGGCCTCCGTTAGCGGCGGATGTCGTCGGGGTAGAGGAGCGCCACGGGATCGGTCGGGGCCTGTGCGGCAGCCGTCACACCGGGGCGTCCAGCGGGCGGAAGGGACTTGGCTGCACGAACCGGCTCCATCTTCTTCTTCATCAGCGAGCGGTATTTCTCAGCGTCGGAACGCCAGTCACCGATCTTGCGAAGTGCGAGGATGTCAGCGGCACGAGCCTGCGCCATCACTTCCTGCGAATAGCCGAGTTCCGCTGCGATGGGCTCAAGGTCAGCAAAGAGCTTCGCACGCGACGATGGGTCGGACCATTCGTCACCTAATTTATCGTGCAAGAGCTGATGTTCGGCCTGCAAATCGGCTTCCATCTGCTGCTGCGCGATGGCTCCAGCATGGTGCTGGACTTGTTCGATTTGCTGCGCGATGTGGTCACGCTGGGCAACGGCGTAATCATACTGCGCTTTCTGGTTGAAGTAAAGGTCCCGATGTTGCGGATCACCAGTATTCAACAAACGAGGATCCGGCATCTGCGGAACCTCGGGCAGGAACTGCTGAAGGGCCGTCTGATGGTTCTGCATGATCGTCTGAAGAGCGCTGCGTGCTTCGCTCTCGACCTTGTGCTTGGTGTTGGCGGCTTCCTGCGCCTTCGCCGTGACGAAACGGTCGCGCTCCTGCTCGCGCTTGGCGATCACCTCCTGCGTCTCGCGCGGCAGGCTGGCGAACATTTCCTTCGCATCTTTTGCCCACGAGGCAGGTGCGGCGATCGGCTCAGCCTCTACGGCGTCGGTGCTGTCGCCTCCGGGCTGATCTTCACCCTCAACGGCTTCGGCCCCGGCGTCCTGCTCCGGCTGCGGCTGGGCTTCAGTGCCTTCCTGCGCTTCGGGGGCGACGGCGTTCTGGTCGACGCTCTGGTCATCAGCAGTGTTCTCGAATTCCATGGTCAGGCTCCCTCAGAATGGCTTCCACATGCGGCGCTTGATGCGCGCCCGCTCGGACTTGGCTTTTTCGGCTTTTTCGTATTCCTCGCGCGCGGCAGGGGAGAGGCCTTCCCAATATTGCCGGGCCGCAAGCAGGCGCTGATAGGCGTCATCGGCCGCGCTCATGGTCAATATGCTGCATAACGGCGCTGCTCCACGCTCAGACGGGAAAGGTCGGACACGGCCTCAGCCGCGTGCCGTGCGACCTCGCCATCCGCAATGACCGCTGCGAAATAGCCCTCAAGGTTGTCGAGGCACTTCAGCGACATACCAATGAGGTCTGTGGCGCGGTCCTGACGCCCCTGCTTGGCGGCCTTGACCAGATTGTCGGTCAGCCCTGCTCGAATGGCGTTCATCGCCTCGGCAATCTCAGCCAGCGTCTGTTGCGCACGATCGGCGCGCACCTGGCGCAATGCTTCATCGCTCATTGCTGCTCTCCTGCTCATTCAGGACGAATTCGATTTTGGCGCCAAGGACAAAGGCCATAATCTCGGCAGCGGCGCCTACACAGTCACCGAACCGGCCGCACTCGACGGCCTTTTCGATTGCCCAGCAGCGCAGCTCGACCTGATCCGTCATTGGTCCAGATCTCCGCCCGGCCGATACGAGCTAATGTCGCTGTCGCTCTCGTCGGCCTGTTCCTGCTTGGCTCTGGCCATCTTCTGGTCGAACGCGAAGCGGCGCTCAGCCAAATCCATCTCGAAGTCCTGCTGGCGCTGCGCCAATGCGGCCTCAAGTTCAGCTCGGCGCTGCTTCAGTTCCGCATCAAGACCGGCCTTCTCGCGCTCGGCAGCCAAGCTGAACTCCTGCTGGCGTGCCTTCAGCGCGTTCTCAGCGTCCATCTGCTGCGCCTGCAATTCCAGCTTGCTCATGGCTTGCTGATGCGCCTGCTGGTCCTTAGCGGCCTGCACTTGGCCTTCGGTCTGCGCCTTCACCACCTCAGGGTTCGGCTGCTCAGGCTGGGGTGGCAGATCGGCCGGGTTCGCCACGAAGTCGGACGGCACACCAACGCCGCTGTCCTGCACATAGCCGCGCAGGTTCTCGTAGATGTGCTGCGGCGT